ATCTGATCGCGACGCACTGCCTGACCCTGTGCCTGGAAGATCGGAGCATTGCCGACAGCAGACTGAACTGCATCGAGGTTCGGGCGATTTCCACCATTGAACATAGCAGTATCGATTTTGGTCGAGTTGGCGTCGGTGAAGAATGCATCGCCAGCACCCGGGTTGAGGTTGAGCGAGTTGCCGAAGATGGCGAACTGCTGAACGTATCTGGATGCGAGGTCGTTGACATATGCCGACTGGATGAATTGGCAGCTGAAGGACAGAGTAACACTCTGAATCTGTGAACCACCAGTTGGGTTAGAGTTGAAGATCTCGTAACCGATCTTGTTCTGCGGGATGCAGCCGAGAGCCATTGCAGCAGCCTCAACACGTGCACCAGAACGATCCAGTGCAATGACGAGGAATTCTGCAACTTCCCATGCAGGAGACGGTTCGAGTGCTGCGTCGAATGCGACACCTGTCGGTGGCAGGAAGATACGACGTGCAACATTGTTCTCATCAATGCTACCAGCCACAAGACCCTGATAGTGTGTCAAACCGGTGATCTCATCAGAGATACCATCAATCCACATGTTGTGGAAGTTGGCGATTGGACGGCCGACAAGTTCAGGAACTGTGATCTGAATTGACTGAGAATTGTTGGTATTCTGCACTGTCGGAATGTTGATACTTCTTGCAGCGAAACCACCCTGAAGCGGTTGTGATGCAAGCGAGTGATCGCCGAACTGGCACTGAATACCCGTGTTGTAGTATTCGATGACCTTCTTATACGTTGCGAACTCACGGTTCGTATACGCATCATTTCCATCACCACCGAAGTAGTGCATCAGGAAATACGGTCCGCGATACATAACACAGATAACACGGTTTGTTGTCTCGGGGTTGAGACTCCGGAGTGTGTGAATATCCGGAGTCAGTCCGCCGAGCATACCAGTGTATTGTCTCAAGTCGCCGTTGTATTCACGGAGACCAGTTTGCAGACTAATTGCCATAGCTATTTCTCTCCTTTCTTAAAAAATTAAGATTCCGTACGTCTGTTGACGTTGACGATGATCGGAACACGGAGGATGAGGCCGCGGAATGTGACGTTCACGATACAGATGACAATGTCACCGCCATCGATGTTGATGTCACGCTTGAACTCGAAGGTGAGTGTAGAAACGAGGTTGCCGACCCAGTTACCGAACATGGTGGTGACTTCGTCCTGAATCGTCTTGAGAACAGCGTCGTCGTCATACTCAAACAGCTTTTCATCCAGCTTGTTCTGCAGGAGATATACGAGCTGTGACAGCGTACGCATATTGGATTCCTGGAGCAGATCGGAAGTCGAGGACTCACGATACAGTGTTCTCTGAGAACGACGAGTGAGGTTGCCGTTGACATCGATAACCCATGCATTACCACCGGAGTTGTAGAGCAGCTCGCGGAGATCCCAGTCGGTTGCATCGATATCCGGGAAGTAAGACACGAACTCGTCGGAACGAATTGTGGTGTACTTGCCAGTGAACGGCTTGTTGACAGATGTGGACTTGCAGTGACCAATCAGATAGTCAACCAGACGCTTTGCATAGGTGTATGCGATACCATCTGCAGAAGATACATAGCCACCGATATCCCAAGATGCGTTCGGGTTGTCGAAACGCTTCTCGAAAGAGGTGTTAATGAGCTTTGCTGTGACAGCATCTGTGACACCAGCATCCAGGTGCAGAGACAGACCGGAGCCAGGACCGATCGGACGATGGTCTTCCGGAATACCCTGATAGATGCGGTGAATCATCAGATCATACATCGCCTGCTTGACGTCGATATCGTCATCAGCTCTCAGGTTTGCAGTCAAGGACTGATCATACATGACGGATTCCTTTTCATCCTCAGTGAAGATGGTGGAAGCCTGGATCTTATCCTGAACGCTGTATGTCAGATATGGCAGAATTGTCTGTCCAACGATGGTGTTTGTACCGCCGTCAAAGAGATACTTTGCAGGCACACGGTTCGGTGAAAGAATACGAGGATCAATCTCGCCTCTGTATGCCTTGACAAGCAGTGCAGAGTAGAGCCACTTGAACTCGACATCTGACAAACTCTTGTCATCGAAGAAGCCGGTGCTACCATCTTCCAGCTTAATACCGCCACCCTTTGAAGTCATCTCATTGGTGCCGTATACAGCGGAGTAGTAGTTTGCCGGAACTTGGATGTACTCTTCCTTGGTGATTCTCCAGAAGGAACCCTGAGTTGAAGAGATGATATAACGATCAATGCTTTCCGGTGTCGCAGTCTCATCCTGTGCAGGAACGAGGCTGTGCGCCTTGATGCAGAGTGTCAAAGCAGCACCAGATGCAAGCGTAACAGGAACCGGCTTATGGACAACCTTTGCAAGCGGTTCACCGGAAGAACCGGTACCCTTGTCATAGTATGTCTTGCCAGCAGTGAAGGTTTCATCTGCAGTCAGGCTGTACACATGCGTTGAAGCATTGAGTTCATACAGACCGAGCTCATGAGGATTCGTTTCACCAGCCTGCTTGTTGTGAGCGGTGTACTTTGCAGTCGTGTTGGAGTACACATCTGCGCCGTTACCGATCAGAACGAATCTGAACTGTCCACCCGTCTGAGGAATGATGTCATCACCAGCATCGAGTGTGAGCGTGATACCATCCAGATAGCCGTTGGTACCATCGGAAGTAGCATCCTCATATGTGAAGCTGTCATGAACACCGCCAGGAACAACTGCTGTGAGGACGTTGCTACCTGCGGTGGTGGTGAACACAGTTTCAGCACCGTTTGAAGAAACGTATGCGAGGCCGATTGTTGCACCATTCGGGTAGTCAGCTTCCGGAACATTGACCTGATACTTGCCGATTTCCTGGTTATTGCTGTTCTTGATGCTGATGTCCTGCTTCTTATGAACATTAGCTCCGGAGCCAGTTGTTGTAACAGGGCCGAAGACAATTGTCTTAGCAGTATTGAGGTTGAATACCTGATTATCAGTATCGAACTTGTAACCAGCGATAGCAGACTCATCAAGAGTGATGATGTCATACTCAGTTCCCATCAGATCAGACTTTTCACTGTCGAGAATCATGACAGGAGGCTTGCCGATCGCAGTCTTGTTACCAACAACTGCAGTACGACCGGTTGTTCCGACATTGTCAGAAGTGATGTCGTAGTTGTTGACACGTACTGCATTATTGAAGTCATTGTCCTTCAGAATGACAGTAGCACCCGGCTGCAGCCATGCGAAGTCAGTTGCCTCAGTTGCAATCACATTACCGGAACCGGCAGAAGGCGGTGCCCAGTTAAGATATGCATAGAGATCATTCTTCGGATACTTCCAGACATAGAATGTCCAGTAGGTAGCCCAGATGTCATCAGACTGCTTTGCAAGATCCTTGATACCAGTAGTGATGCTTGCCGCAGAGATCGGATTATTCGAAACATAGAAGATGTCGAAGTCGCCGGTCTGGATGCCGCCCTCATCAACTTGCATAACAGCGACGGTTTCACCAGGGTTGACCTTGCCGTCTCTGAGAGCCTTACGAAGCAGCGTACCGAATTCAGTCGGTGCATTTGTCGACGGAACAAAGATCGTTGCGATCGTAGAAGTTGATGTACTCGCATTGGTTGTTGAGCCATCATCCGGCCACGATTTTGTCTGCGAATCGTAGGTGATCAGGCCAGACAAGCTCGTGAGGGAGTTCATCTTGATCGTTGACACAGCGCCCGTATACTGGTTCACAGAAGCAACGACGTAGAAGTACGGGTTCATGTTGCTTGCAAGGCCGGAATACAGATAGACATCACCGAGATGAACAGTATCGCCTTCGTCGGTAATACCTGCGGTGGATGTCTCAAGCAGTTGCTTGTTGATCGTCTGATATGCCTTGGCCTTAGCCTGCTCAGGAGTCAGAGACTCATCGTCTTCCGTCTTCAGAACATAAATTCTGTTGGTCTGCGGGAGCTCCTCGATATCAGAAGATCTCATGTCGACCTGGAAGAATGGCAGCTTATAGCCGTCATCAGTACCGTTGTAGATGTAATTACCGAAGATCACATCAAATGTATTGATGTTGAGCATGATGTTGACCTTGTTAATGTAGTCCGGTGTCATGACTCTGTTGTTCGGAATTGTCACACCTTCCTCGATCATCTCACTGAGGTGCTGACGGTAGTCGTTGTAGAGCTCTTCGATTGCAGGCTCGTTCACATATGGAACAACAATCGAGGAACCTTCAACACGGCGCTTAATCTGTACGTTAACAGATTCGATTGCGTCCGGACGAGAAGCATTCTCAGAGTTGATCAGAGAAGCCGAGAACTGTTCGATTGTCGCATCGGTCGTTGTATCGATCGTAGAGAACATGTAACGAACGTTCGGCGGGTTCTTGCCCTGATTGGTCTTATCGATGACAGTTGCAAACTTGTTGTAGACTGCACCGCGGCCAGCAGAGATATTGACGATGAATGCACGCTTCTTCCATCTTTCACCATTCGGATCGGTGGAAGGCGGATCGGATGAAGCATTCGCATACGACTTGACAATTGCAGCATACAGCCGATCACGGTTCGCATAGTTCGCCAGTGCACGATCCTGTGCAAAGCGATCTGTGTTGTAGCGGACGTGGATCATGTTATCAGTGCTATCTTTACGCCATTCAATGGTGATGATAGAATAAGCATAGGTTGCATCATCCGGTGTCACACGCAGAAGCTTTACAGGGCCACCCTGGCTGATCAATGATACCGGATAAGTCGCTGACTGACCGAACTTCTTGATGTCGCCAGAGCTCAGAGCTCTCAGGCCGTACGCAACGTTCAGAACATCCGAACGCTTGACATCGATCACGCGTCTGTCTTCACCCATCGGGAGACCTGTTACGACGATCGCGCCGTACATAGACGGTTCATCAGCAATGACGACCGGGAGATCACCAGTATACGAAGAATTGTCCACAATGTGCACGAGCGTATGCGGAAATGGGTACTTCAGACCAAACTTCGTCTCAATCATTGGATATACTCTCCTTTTCTATAGATT